CATCTTCATTGTCTGTGCAATAGAACCCATTACGAAACCAAAACTTCTTGGCTTTTTCACGGGCTTTTGCATCAAACTTATCGAAATCGTCACGCTGAAATTCTTTGTACATTTCGACTCCTATTCTCAAAGTAGGCTACGTTGAAACCACGATGCCATTCCTTGTAGTAAAGTGATTTAGGTCTGTATTTGCAGACCAGTTCCCCGTCGAAGAAGGCATGGAAGCCTTCCTCAAACGGTGTTTGCTTTAAGCTGAGATGTCTACGATCTCGCATACGTCACCAGTACAGGCGAAGGTCTGGGAAGACTTCGTCCCATCCTCTTTTTCAAAATCTGCTAGTTTGGCCCAATCGATCTTAGCAGGCATAAGCTTCAGCATTTCTTCATAGTCTGATTTGCCACATTCCTGATAAGGGGCTTGCTGATAGGTATGTTCGTTGTAAGGCAAGAAGCTTACACCAGACATTTCATCGAAGTGTTCGTACACGAAGGCACCCACTTCCATCCATTCATCAGCCTTAACATTGATCGTTACTGAGGGTTTATGTTCGCACCAATGACGCTGATATGCTAACCACATGTTTAGCTGATCGATTGCAGACATATCTGCAGTGACGACAGAACCCTCTGGTGCCTTAACAGGAAAGCTAAACACCGTTGTCTGATCAGGCTTAAATGCTTCTGGTTCATTCGGGATACCTTGATCAATCATGAACTGTGTCAGTGGGTCTTTGTTATCGCCACGAACTGTACGGATGTAGTAGGGGCTGTGACGTGCATGGATTCCAGAACTGCTATCCACAAGCTGTGAAACCGTGCCGCTAGGTTTGCAGCACGAAATAGCTGCAGACTGTTCAATCCCAAGTTTATCGGCCCATTCCTTGTTTGTGTCGATTGCGCACTGCTTTAACTCTTCAAGTAATGCGTTCAGGTCACCTTCCTTACCGTTGGTAAGCGTGTTGTCCATTATGCCCGTGAGTGACACACCCAACAGGCGTTCTTCGGCTGTATTTCGTTCCCACACTTTTCGCAGGTAGGGGAACTTGGTGTACGTGGACTGTACTGTTCCCAGAATTGTTGCCAAACGGACTTTTCGTAGAAGAGATTTTTTATCATCTGAAGCACGGATCACTACCTCACTAAGGTTACAGAATTGGCCCCCAGTACCCACAATGGGGTTGCCGCTTTTTGGGTCAATTCTCGGACCCGCAAGCAGGATTTCAGAACATGGATTTGTCCCCCATTCACGATTAGGGTTACGTCGTCCGTTCTTAGCTGCCTGCTTAGTTGCAGCCTGACGGTTGAAGATACCACGTTCACCTGATCCGCTTTCCGCTAGGGCAGTCCATTCACGCAGGAAAGACATAGCATCAGGCTTTTCTGTGTATGCTACAGAGTTATTTGCCAAGGCCATGTGTGGTGCATTCTTCCACCACTCGCCTGACTTAGCATGACGCATACGATCATCTGATAGGTTAGACAGGCTGATCATTGCACTGCGACGTACACCGCCTACAACAACAATCTCACCGATCTTGCACATTAGGCTATGGCACTCATATGACGACAGTTTACGTCCTTTTGCCACCTTAAAGGTATCAATCGTGAAGTTGAACAAATCCACTAGCGGTGCAGGGCCGCTTGCCCGTCCACCAAATGTCTTCAGACGTGCGCCTGCAGGACGTACTTTGCTTACATCCCAAGTAGGAATTTCACCTGCATACAGCATAGAGATCAGTAGGCGGTAGGCCTTTGCCCAACCTTCTTTGCTATCACGCACAACGATTGTAGTTTCGCTATCAAATAGCTGTTCAGGAATTTCTGGCAGATGTTTAATGTACTGACGTTCACAACTAAATCCAACACCTGTACCACATAGCAAGATGAACATAGCTTCATCAAAAGCTTTAGGATCATCGATAGCCAAATAGCTACAGTTATACATGCAGGTATTATCACGGGCGGCTGCAGGGCCTGCAGTCATCATTGAACGCATAGAAGGCATTACTTCTAGGTTTAGAATAGCCTGTTCAATCTCATTGGCTACGTTCAAATTCTCTTCGTTTTCACCGCTATCAATAATAGGTTCAACAATGTTGTCCATGTAGCGGTTAACGGTTTCAGCCCACGTTTCACGACGCTGTTCATCTTCTAGCCAACGGGCATAACGTGACGTGTGAATAAATGCCTGATAATCGGTTGGTAAATAGTTGTTCATCTCTTCCCTCAAACTAAGTCTGTTAAATCAGGGGCTTCATAATGTGGCCCCTTTAGTACCTTCCCATCCTCACGGTAGATGGGCTTACCGTCGTCATCCAATTTCGACATGTTGGACGCATGAACTCTTCGGACTGCTTCGTCCAAATTCCAACCGAATGTGGCGGCATACCCGTAGGTCACGTAAACAAGGTCGGCTAATTCTTTCAGTAGGTCTTCGGCCTCTACGGCTGACAGGACTTCTGCGTATTCCTCTTTGACCAGAACAAGACGTAGAAGGTCTTTGTCTGTATCTTTCATCCAAGGATGGTTAAGGGTCTGCCCGTACACATTTGCAAAATGCTTAACCATCGTAAGAGGCGTACAATTTAGGTAAGTGTTAGGGTCACGCAGGCTTTCGTTACCTTCATCAAAGTATTCAAAGCCCACGATATCTTCATTAGTAATCATCTGGGTTTTCCTCTACTTTTTGAATTAAGCGATCTAAGTACCAACGTGCCTTCTTCAGGTCTTCTAGGCCGTTCTTGTAGGGCCAACGCCAAAGGTACTTAAAACAGTTCTGCCAACAGTACGCTTCATGGCTAGGGATATCGCACCCCTCTGCCATTGCGGTCATTGCATCAATGCATTCGATAGTACTGTTGTTGTAATGAGGCGGCTTATCCACCATGTCAGGCGTGACATAGGCATCCGCATTTAAACGGTTACGACTATGCATCAGTTCAGCTTCTTCTTGTTGAAGGGAACTACCTTGCGGTCTTCGATAGCCTGTAGCAATTCTTCATCAGGCTCGAATTCAATCTCAGGACCATCATTCTCAATATAGTCTTTAACGACACGTCCTAGCGCACCGTACATACCAAGCATGTCATAGCCGTTGGTAAGAACCATGTTCAGGCCATTCAGTATGTCTAAATACGGCTCTGCTTCTTCCTCAGACCAATCTTCTGATATGTTGTGCATGACTGTGACACCGAAGCCACCGTCTTCCTCAAGTTGAATGACAATGCCCATAGAGTTAAGCGGTAGATCAGAATATTTCATTTTAGTTTTCCAAGCAGTTCAAAAAAGTGATTTGCATCAACAACCGCCAACGGCTTTTGGCGATCTGCTTTGATAATGGCTATCGGGGTTGCATTCTCAGGACAGTTAGCTTCAGCCTGATCAATAAACTTGTATACACCTATAGCCTTCAGGGCCTTGCACTCGACAGAGTAGGGAAAGAGTTTCCTAGCCGCAGGGGACAACTGCACGTCTTCTCCCCCTGCGCCCATGCTCGTTGATCGAACATCGTCTGCTTCCAAACTAGGAAACAATGCTAGTATTTTATCTCTTACCCACTGTTGGTGCTTACGCCCCTTTGCCTTTGCAGACGAAGGTTTGATAGCCACCTACAGTTCCTTTCCTTCATACTGCACATACCAATGTTTCCGTGGCTCTTTGGCCTTGGATTTTGGTTGTGGTAAGTATTGTGCATTAGGCCAACAGGACGGGCGGTAATCGCAGTAATTGCAGCTAAACGGCAGTTTCTTAGAACCTGTATATTTCTTGTTAAAGAAATCATCTTCTGGTTCAAAGCACCGTTCAAAGGACCAATCTTCGTTCACTGCAGTAGCCTTCATAGCAAGGTCGCCCTTAATACGTTTGGTTTCTGCTTTGGAAAGATTTGCATCAACTACAACAACTTCCCCTGAACTTTTACAGACAACGATCCAACCGCCTGCAGGCTTACCTTGCCCTTCAGAATATCCCACTAGCTGACCGATATAACCGAAGCCATCGTCTTTCTTCAAAGCATCGATGCCATACTTCCATTTACGATCAAATGCTGCAGGGGAAGCCGACTTGATATCATAGACTTTGCCATCAATCTCAACATCGTCTTCGCCCTTGATCTTATGCCCGTTAAGGTCAAACTCTACCTTTGATTTACCGCCAGTAATGTTTGCCCCTGCGATACGCAGCACAACATCCATGATACACTCGATTGCGTCACCATGAAGCATTCGCATAATGAAGTTGTAAGGTTTCCGATCAGTAGTGGCACCACTCTTGCCCATTTGTAGTTGGCAAAGAGGCCTACCAATGTTCGACATACGCAGGCGAAAGTCTTCTTCCTGCCGTGTGAACTGGCGACGAAGGGCTTCCTTGAAAGCCTCTCCTGCCTCTTCGATCCAACTATCCTCAATGGTAAGCTTATCGCTTTCATTGTTGGACAAGTGGTCTAGGACCGTGTGGATTTGTTCCTGAAGTCCCATTAAGCGTCTACGAAGTCAGCGTCCAAACTATCTTCGATGGCTTCCATAGCCGCCGTGTCCAGACTGTCTTCTTTGATTGCCTTAAAGTATTGATCATCGACATAC